TTGGAGAGCTAAAGGTGATATTACTGACCCTGATAACGGTCGTGACATTATTCTTGAATTAACCAAAGCAAAAACACCTAAAGGTGCCACTTACACAGTTATTCAAACTGTTATGTATGATGACCCAACTCCTGTACACGAAAATAAACAAACCGCGGATTCTTGGATTAATGATGAGTTAACATGGGAAGATGTTTATTCTAAAAAACCTGAAGAATACCTTGAAGCTATTGCTCGTGGAGAAACACCACGTTGGGATTCTGACAAAGGCGGTTTTGTATACGAAAACAATCTTGAGACAACAACATCTTTTGGTGGTAAAACTGAACCAATCGTTGACCCACAAGCAAATGATGATAGTGACACCGAATTACCTTTCTAATTAAACTTTAACATAGACACTTGGTATTACTGAGTGTCTATTTTTTATAGTTCAAAACAATAATTTAATTTAACCTAACATGGCAATAAGAAAAAGAGAAATATCTTTGGATACAATCAAAGATAAGTTCTCAACAAAAACAAAATACAAAACAGAAAGTTTTTATAATTGTGGTGAGGCTTTTATGAATGCTTGCGGATTACCTGGACCTGTAATGGGGGGTATTAATATGTTCTTGGGACATTCAAACACCTCAAAAACAACTGCAATGATATTAGCGGCGGCAGATGCTCAGAAAAAAGGACATTTACCTGTTCTTATTATAACGGAAAAAAAATGGTCTTGGGAACACGCTATTGAATTGGGATTACAAGCCGAAAAAAATGACCTTGGTGAGTATGATGGTATGTTTATCTTTAATGACTCATTTGATGTTATTGAACAAGCAACTAATTTTATTAATGATATTCTTGATGCTCAAGAGAAAGGGGATATCCCTTATAGTATATTATTTTTATGGGATTCAATAGGTAGTATTCCTTGTCAGATGACTTTTGATGGTAAAGGTGGTGGAATGCACTCCGCTAAAGTGTTGGCGGATAAAATTGGATTGGGAATTCATTCTCGCATCTCAAAATCAAAAAAAGAAGATTATCCGTATTATAATACTTTAGTTATTTTAAACCAACCATGGGTGGAATTAGCGGATAACCCTTTTGGTCAACCTGAAATTCGTGCCAAAGGTGGGACCGCGGTATGGTTAGCAAGTAGTTTAATATTTTTATTTGGTAATCAGAAAAAAGCGGGTATTAGTCATATTGACGCAACTAAAAATGGTAGAAAAGTGTCGTTTGCAATTAGAACCAAAATTTCTATTTTGAAAAATCACGTAAATGGTCTCGGTTATAAAGATGGTAAAATAGTTGCAGTGCCACAAGGTTATATTGCAGATACAAAAGAATCTTTAGATAACTATAAAAAAGAATATTCAGATTATTGGGAAACAAAATTAGGGTATTCTGATTATTCTTTGGATGAATCTGAAGATGACTTTGACGAGTAAAAAATATTTTCAAAATACTTAAAAATTTTAAATGGTCAAAACATTAATTGTTGATGGTAACAATTTATTAAAAATAGGATTTCACGGAGTTAAAGATTTTTACCACAACGGAAAACACATAGGAGGGTTATGGCATTTTATCAACACAATTAGACGGTTTATTGACGAACAAAATTTTGATAAGGTTGTTGTTATATGGGATGGGGATGATAACTCTTCTACCCGCAAACTTATTTACCCTCAGTATAAAAAAAAACTACTTATAACCGAAGATTTTAAAGACCAATCTTTTGGAGAACAAAAAGAGAGAGTTAAACAATATTTGGAGGAATGTTATATAAGACAAATTGAAGTAGATAATAACGAAGGTGACGATTTGATTGCGTACTACTGCCAAATATCTGAAGACGAAATTAAAACTATTTTTTCGGGAGATAAAGATTTGACACAACTTATCTCAGATAAGGTTTCGGTCTATTCCCCAAACTCAAAACAAGTGTATAAAAATGGGGATAAAATAAAGATTCAATTCCATGAATTTCCGCATCAGAATATTAAAACATATAAAATATTATCGGGTGATAAGTCAGATAATATAGATGGAATTTATTATTTGGGCGAAAAAACTTTAGTTAAATTATTTCCTGAATTGCTTGACCAAACGGTAACTATTACCGATATTTTAATAAAGGCAGAAACTCTTTTAAAAGAAGATAAAGGTAATAAATCTTTACAAAATTTATTATCAGGTAAAACTAAAACAGGAGTATACGGTGAAGAATTTTTTATTATTAATGAAAAAATAATAGATTTATCAAAACCATTAATCACCGATGAAGCAAAAGAATTAGTTGAACTATATTATCGAGAAAGTTTAGACCCTGATGGGAGAGGGTATAGGAATCTTTTAAAGATGATGATGGAAGACGGGTTCTTTAAATTCCTACCAAAAGTAGATGATGCTTGGGTTGACTTTGTTCGTCCATACATGAAATTAACAAGAAAAGAAAAAAAAAATTACAAACAAATAAAATAAATATGAAAGAACAAGAATCAACAAAATTAGAATTTTTAATGATGGTAAATGATAATATCATTGTACAAAGATATTTTAATGTTAGAAACTTTAACCCTGACGGTAAAAACTCATTAGAGTTTTATAACCTGTTGGCTAATTTTAGTTATGATATTAAGTATCAACTAAAAATGAAAACCGCATCATACATGATTGACAATCATTATGAAATTATTAACAATCCTACAATATTAGATACATCGTATATTGATGGTCCTGAATATTTTAATGTGTATATTAAGATGGGTGATGTGACAATTTGTCAGAGACAGTTCGACGCAAAAATATACCCACCTAAGATAAGATACACCGTAGACGTACGCCCACACCTAAAAAATTTACTTATGTCTTTGACTGACATTTTTTCATCTGAAAATTTAACACTCGAGTACCTTGGACTTCCTTTAAAAGGGTAATATTTATCAAATACAACAATGAAAAAACTATGGCGTCAAACAAAAATTTCGAATATCTAGGTAGCAGTTTTCAGCTACAATTATTAAACCAAATTATTATCGACAAAGACTTTGCGAGGTCTATTCTTGATGTAATTGAAACAAATTACTTTGAAAACAAATACTTCAAAATAATTATTCAGATGGTTAAAGAATATTACACAAAGTATGAACATGCACCAGCATTTGACACTTTAGAACAAATCACCAAATCTGAATTACAACAGGAACTAGCGTCAAAAATTGTTATTGATACTATTAATAAAATCAAAGAAGCTCCACTTGAGGGTGGGGAATTTGTTCAGGAAAAAGCTATGAAATTCTGTAAACAACAAGAATTACAGAAAGTAATGAACAAAGCTCAAAAAATCATCGATGGAGGTGAATTTGAAAACTATGATAAAGTAGAACAATTAGTGAGGAACGCTTTACAAGTTGGGGAAAGAGAAGATGGACAATCTGATGTATTTTTCAATTTAAGTGAGGTTTTAAATGAGGATTATCGTCATCCAATACCAATGGGTATCCCAGGTATTGATAGACTCTTAAAAGGAGGTTTGGCTAAAGGAGAAATCGGTGTAGTGTTAGCTCCTACTGGGGTTGGTAAATCAACACTACTAACAAAAGTTGCAAATCACGCTTTTAATTTAGGGTATAACGTATTACAAATCTTCTTTGAAGATAACCCAAAGATTATTCAAAGAAAACATATTACTTTATGGACAAAGGTTCATCCTGATGAATTGTCCTTAAAGAAAGAGGAAGTTATGATTAAAGTACAAGAGGTAAAAGATACAATGACCAATAAATTAATCTTAAAAAAACTTCCATCTGATACCGTAACTATGTTACAAATTAAAAATCAAATTAGAAAAATGATTGCCGATGGAGTAAGAGTTGATATGGTATTATTAGATTATATTGACTGTGTTGTTCCTGATAGGAATTTAAGTGATGAATGGAAATCTGAAGGTTCGGTTATGAGAGCATTTGAATCAATGTGTCACGAGTTGGATTTAGTTGGATGGACCGCAACTCAAGGTAACAGAAGTTCAATTTCGTCTGATGTAGTAACTACCGACCAAATGGGTGGTTCTATTAAAAAAGCACAAGTTGGACACGTAATCATTACCGTGGCAAAATCCCTACAACAAAAAGAAATGAAACTAGCAACAATAGCAATTACTAAATCTCGTATTGGTGATGATGGGGTTGTGTTTGAAAATTGTAAATTTGATAATGGAATGTTAGAGATTGATACCGAAAGTTCGGTTACATTCTTAGGACTAGAGGGACAACAAGAAGAGAGAAACCGTCAACGAGTTAAAGACTTGTTAGACAAAAGAAAAGAAAAACAACAAACACAAAACTAAAAAAAAACATGGAAAAAATTTTAATAGAGAATCCAAATAGATTCGTTATTTTCCCAATCGAGCACAATGATATTTGGGAATATTACAAACAACATCAAGCGGCTTTCTGGACTGCGGAAGAGGTTGATTTATCAAATGATATTAGAGATTGGGAAAACTTATCAGATAATGAGAGATTTTTCGTAAAAAACGTCTTATCATTCTTTGCGGCATCCGATGGTATTGTTAATGAAAATTTAGCAGAAAACTTCTTAAAAGAAGTCCAATACCCTGAAGCAAAATTCTTTTACGGATTTCAGTTAATGGCAGAAAATATTCACTCTTTAATGTATTCATTACTTATTGATACCTATGTGTCAAACCCACAAGAAAAAGATGAATGCTTTCACGCTATTGATAGATTACCTGCGGTACAAAAAAAGGCAAAATGGGCTTTAAATTGGATAGAGAACTCAACATTTGAAGAAAGATTAATTGCTTTTGCGGCGGTTGAAGGTATCTTTTTTTCAGGTTCGTTCTGTGCTATTTTTTGGTTAAAGTCTCGAGGTATTTTACAAGGACTATGTAATGCAAACACTTTGATTTTCAAAGATGAGAACTTACACTGTGACTTTGCAATTCATTTATTAAATAATCACATTGAAAACAAACCAAGTGAGAAAAGAATTAGAGAAATTTTATTATCCGCATTAGAGATTGAGAAAGAATTCATTATTGAGTCATTACCAATATCTTTAATTGGGATGAATTCAAATTTAATGAAACAATATCTTGAATTTGTTACTGATGGTTTATTACTTAAACTTGGATGTAAAAAAGAATTTAATGTGGACCAACCATTTAAATTTATGGAACAAATTGCGGTAGAAACAAAAGGTAATTTTTTTGAATCAAGGACTATGGAATACCAAAAAGCTAAATTGAACGAAACATTGTCATTTACGGATGATTTTTAAATAAAAATATATGATGTCATTAAAAATTAAAAAAAGAGGGGGCGATGAGGTGTCCTTTAATCCTCAGAAAATTTATCAGAGAGTTAAGAAAGCCGCTAAAGGGTTAAATGTTAATTCTGATGAAATTTTTATTAAAGTTATTACTTCGGTACCTACCGAGGGTAGTATAACAACAAAAGAGTTAGATAAGTTAGTGTACGAAATTGCGGCGGCATATACTGGTAGTCATCACGATTATTCAAGATTAGCTTCATCAGTTGCAATATCTTCATATCACAAAGAAACTAATCATAGTTTTAGTGAAACAATGACAGAATTGTACAATAATGGTATTGTTAATGAGATATTAATGAAAACTATTGAAAAATATGGTTCAGAAAATATTGATAAAATAATTAATCATGAGAATGATTATAATTTTGATTATTTTGCTTGGCGCTCATTACAAGAAATGTATTTGTTAAAGTTATCTAGTGGTAAGGTTATTGAAAGACCACAACACATGTATATGAGAGTTGCCTTATGGGTGACTAAAACATTTGAAGAGGCAGTTGAATATTACAATTCATTATCAAATCAATTGATTTCACCAGCAACACCTATCATGATTAATGCGGGGACAAAGACACCTCAGTTAGCGTCATGTGTATTACATTACAATAATTCCGATTCCCGCAAAGGTTTATTAGGGACATTGAGTGACATTTCAACGTACTCCTCTGACGCGGCAGGTATCGGACTTTCAATGTCAAATATTAGAAGTAAAGAAAGTAGAATTTCAAGTTCAGGAGGATTTGCGGGTGGACTTTTAAAATATTTAAAAATAGTTAATGAGTCACTTAGATTCTTTAACCAACAAGGTCGTAGACCAGGTAGTGCTGCTATCTATATTGAACCTTGGCATAAAGATATTATTGATTTATTAGAGATTAAGAAAAATACAGGTTCGGAAGAAATGAGAGCTCGTGATTTATTTACCGCACTTTGGATTCCTGATAATTTCATGCGAGCGGTTGAAAATAATGATGATTGGTATTTATTCTGCCCTAACGACATTATCTCAAATAATATTAAACCATTACAAGAGTGTTATGGAAATGAGTACGAAGAAAATTATAAATTAGCTGTCAGTAAAGGTCTTGGTAAAAAAGTTAAGGCTCAAGATATTTGGAATAAAATTATTGAATCTCAGATTGAAACTGGAGTCCCTTATTTATGTTCTAAAGATAATGCGAATAAGAAAACAAATCACCAAAATATTGGTGTGATTAAACAATCTAATTTGTGTAACGAGATTTATCAATTTACTGATGAGAATACTACCGCAATTTGTACCTTGTCTTCTATGGTTTTAAAGAACTTTATTATTGACGGTAAATTTGACTTTAGATTATTATACAGTGAGGTTAGAAAAGTTGTTAGAGCTTTAAATAAAGTTGTTGATATTAATAGCTACTCTACTGAAAAAGGACGTAAAGGTGGTCTTGAACAAAGAGCAATTGCGATTGGAACTCAAGGTCTTGCGGATGTCTTTTATCTAATGGATTATATTTTTACTTCTGAAGAAGCAAAGTCATTGAATAAAGATATTTTTGAAACTATCTATTATGCGGCTATCAGCGAAAGTAATGAATTATGTAGAACTGAAGAATACCAACCATACAAATTCTTTGAGGGGTCACCAATGTCTAAAGGAGAATTCCAATTTGATATGTGGGGATTAAAAAAAGAAGGTTTATCGGGTTATTGGGATTGGGACACGTTAAAAGAAGACGTTAAAAAATATGGGGTATGTAACTCTTTATTTACGGCACAAATGCCTGTTGCGTCTTCAGCTAAAATCACTGGGTCTTTTGAAATGACAGAACCGGCTCACTCAGCTTTGTTTAATAGACGTGTTGTTGGTGGAGAAATTTTGATTGTAAATAAATATTTAATCAATGATTTTGAAAAAATTGGTATTTGGTCTGAGGATTTAAAAAATGAAATAATTATGAATGAAGGTTCAGTTCAAGGGATTAACTTTAACCATTATTTAGACCCTGAAGACAAAAATTACAATAAAAAAGTTAAACGTATTGAACATCTACTTCCTAAGTACAAAACTATATGGGAAATTTCCCAAAGAGATTTGATTGATATGGCTGCGGATAGAGGTCCTTTTATTGACCAATCACAATCAATGAATATCTACATGTCAGCACCAACATTACCTAAAATTTCGTCGGCACATTTTCATGGATGGAGACAAGGATTAAAAACTCTTTGTTATTATGTTAGAACTAAGGCGATTTCTACAGGAGCAAAACATTTAGCTATGGACATCTCTAAAGTTGAAAAACCAAAGATTGAAAAACAAATACCAAAATTGGATGTTATACCTTTTGACCCAACAATTAAACCAAAGGATTCAGAATTTGAATGTTTTGGATGTGGGTCTTAATATAAAATAGAAAATTACAACATTAATCACGGCAAACTGTCGTGATTTTTTATTTTACTCTATTTATAAGAAATAATCACGACACTATATTTATTGATATGGCAAATGGAACTACATATGGGATTAATTTTCCTTTTAGAGATTCTTATGATGGTAAGTATTTAGACCTTTCTGAGGTAAATGATGAAGAAATCAGAACTGATTTAATTCATCTTTTATTGACTAGAAAAGGTACTCGATATTATTTACCTGATTTTGGTACAAGACTATATGAGTTTATATTTGAACCTTTAGATGGACCTACGTTTTCAGAAATTGAAGCGGAGATTAGAGCCTCTGTTGAAGAGTATATTCCAGGAATAACAATTACTAAGATTGACATAAGTGCGGCTTCCGAAGGGGAGGAAAATAAAGGTACTTATATAAACGACAACGACGAAAGAGTTTACCGAGTTTCTGATATTGGAACTTTAGAACATACTGCAAGAGTTAAAATTGATTACATCATTACTAATGATGCTTTTAACAATTCAGATTTTGTAATTATAAATATTTAATGATATATGGCTAACAAGAAAATATCATACACAACTAGAGACTTCCAATCAATTAGAACTGAGTTAATAAATTTTACAAGAACTTATTATCCTGACACTATTGATAACTTTAACGACGCCTCAGTTTTTTCAGTATTGTTGGACTTAAACGCAGCTGTAACTGACAACTTACAATTTAACATTGATAGAAGTGTTCAGGAAACTGTATTACAATATGCACAACAAAGGTCATCAATTTTTAATATTGCAAGAACTTACGGATTAAAAGTTCCTGG